AACGATCGGAGGAATAACAATATTTCTCTTCTTCAGATAGTTGTAGATAATTGTATCCCACATACGAACTTGTGAGAACACATCAGCATAATTCGCCTTAGCGTCATACGCCATAACGATTGCCAGCTCAATCAGTTTCATCTTGTCTTCCAAACGGTCAACAAGTTCCACGTCAATGATGTTGTATTCTACAAACTTCTGCCATCCATTCGTATAGAAGTCCTTGAACGTATCAAACTCGGAGTGATCCAGTTTCTTCTGTCCAAGTTCTACGCTGGCAATGTAATCCAAACGATAGGATTCTTGCGCTTTATAGGTGAACTTCTTATAAAGATTTAGGTAATCAAGTTGCGTGATACCACCAACATCATAAGAAATATGTTTACGACCCATGATCATGGTCTCACGTTCTGTGACAAGACCCCAGGGTGAGATACGTTTCATCAACTTCTCACCAAGGATCCTGTCAATACGTCGCACCAGGTACGGCATATCATACAGTTCACTGTTCCAACCAGTCAGAACTTCAGGAGTATTCTCCTCAATCATCCACCAGTTGATGAAGTCATTCAGGAGTTCATATTCTGTGGAGAAACCTTTATAGATGACGTTCTGCTGTTTGTTATTGAATGGTCCTTGACCCCAGGTGCGGATCTGTTTGGTAGTGTAGTCCTGCACTGTAATGAGCAAGACTTCCTCTGCAGCAGACTCAACGTCAGGGAATCCATTTTCAGACTTGACCTCAATATCAATCGTGGAGATTTTGATTTTGGTAGTATCAAACTTAATCTCTTCCTCAGGATACTTCTCAGAAATATACTGATAGATGTATCTATCGTTTCCGTAGATTTTAAAGTTGTCTACACCATCATATCGCTTGATAAACTCACGACAATCACGAACAGTTCCAGGTTCAACAGATTCAACATATTCACCTTCAAGAGTTTTGTACTTTGTTTTCTTGTTAGATGGGACAAAAAGAGTCGGGTAAAACTTCTCCCGAGTCATGAAATGGCGACCATTTTCATAACCTCGGACCAAGAAGTGATCCCCGACCATTTGGACGTTCGTGTAAAATCTCATTCTGTAAGTTTCAGATACTCTTCAACAACTTCTGGGGTAGGGTCTGCGATAGTCAGAATATCTTCTGACCGAATCATCAGTTCCCTTTGATTTGTTGCTTTTGGCCAAGGTTCAAATTTGCCTTCACCAAGGAAACGATATGGGTTGACCAGTCTGCAGTTTGGATCACCAAGTTCTGCGTCAACCTCAACAACCTCACTGATGAGAACATTATCTACATCAACGAGGAGACACTTAACTGCTTTGCTCATTAACTTTTTCCTGATACATTTCAGATACAGACGACAAGGGTTCCACAATCGTTACGACCCAATCTTTGGGAACAACGATGTCATCATCAGAAGACAACAAAATCCAAGGAGAGAATACAATCTCAACATTGTCATCAGGTGCTTCATTCTCTTCAGTCAAGAAGAGTGCTTTTTGTGTGGCAACCTTGTGCGGTTTATTTAGAAGGTATCCGTGAACAACCTCATCCTGTACAAGTTCTTTGGCATCAGAGATGAGTTGCTCGCCAGACTTCAATAGGACTAATTTAACGGACATGTCAGAATATCACCTGTCGGCATTATAGCATAAAAAGAGAGGGGCATCAACTGGATTTTGCCAGTTGCCCCTCTGCGGCGACGATATTCTCTAATATTTAGAGATAGTCTTTTCTTTGATGATGCTCTGGAACAACTTTTCCCAAATCAATAATCAGTAACCCATCCTCAAAAGTAACTGATCTAACTTCCGTTTCATCGCTGAGGGTCCAAGATCTTGTGAATGATCTTTGAGCCATTCCTCTATGAACATAAGTTCGTTCGGTCTCAGCATCTCCTTTTTTTCCATCGACAAAAAGTTTGCCGTCTTGTGTGTAGACATGAATCTCTTCTCTTTTAAAACCTGCAAGTGCTAGTTCTAAGCGGTATTCTACGTTGCTTAGTTGAACTAGGTTATATGGTGGATAGTTAGTTTGCGTCTCGTGCAGTGTCCCAAGACGGTCAAAGTAATTATCCATGCCGATACTGTACCTATTTATACGGTCCATCAGCTCAGGCAGATCCTTCGTATGAAACTTCATTAAGTTTCCCATGGTTATTAGCTCCTTTGAAAGCGAGTTTGTGTTGTGTGATCCCCGAAGGCAATCACACATATTTATAGCACACTTTCAAAAAAACCTTATTCGGTTTCTTCTACCTTCTTTTTCTTAGCACCAATATTATACTTGGTCTCAAGAATCCAATCTTGCTTATCTTTGTATGCCAACACTTTAATTTGATTCAACGGAGCAATCTGTTGAATTTTATCAGTATCTACAATCTCTACTAGACCCCAGTCTGCCAAGAGTTGTGCGATACGATTACGACGCTGGACATCATTCAGCGTCAAGTTGGCGTGCTTACCATCAAGAGCAAACAACTCTTTGAAATGCACCAGATAATATCTACCCTGCTTATGCAGAATATGACATGACTGATAAATCTTCTTCTCTTTCCTAGAAGCGACTCCAATACGAGTCAGAGTTTCACGCACTTTCAAAAAGTCATCAGGTTCTCCAAGAACCACTTCAACCATTTGTTCGGGCGACCACTTCACTTCAGGTTCTTGAACGACACTCATCTTGTTCCTCCAGTATCAAATTTTGATTTAATAAATGTAAGTTGTTCTTTTGTCAAGATCCGTAGTGCTTGTTTTGCCTTCTCATTACTATAACCATAATAACGTTTGACTAAATCAAGATCTTTGATCTTATCTTGTCGGAGCCAGGGAGAGAACCTCTTCTTTTTCCTCACAATATTTATAAAGAAATCATATTGCAGTTTCTTTGGAAGAAAGTTATACTTATTCATCTCATTGGCAAACATCAAAGTATCGATGTGTCCGGAGAAACAACGGTTAACAATATAAGGAGGATATTCCTTTTCCAATGAAGGATCTTCATCAATCAAATGCTTCTTGGTTTGATTGATGGAATTGAGCCAGTCTTTCAGTTCGGTCATAGATCAAGAAGAAGATTAAGAATTACACTATTATCACTACCAGTAATATCGTAGTTTGTTACCAGAAGTTCAGTCTTCACATTATCCTGAGTATTCTTATCACCACGATGAACCATTGAATAACGAAGTTTCCATTCATTGAGATAATAATCTTTGTATAATTCTCTCAACCTTTCATTATCGTTATAAGTGATCATAAAATTATGAGGACACTTATATACATTTTCGGCAAATACCTCATGATCGAATGATTTATGCATCTCACGATTCTTTCCATATAAGAAGTCTTTGATGTCATAAGGAGGATCGAGGAATACAAAAGTATTCTCGGGACCATCGGCATTCATTACTTCAGAGTAATCAATATTAGTAATCTTCCAGTTCTTAATCAGTTGTGAGAACTGAGCAAGTTTATCTGCACCAACCAGAGAGAAGTTGGAATTAGCAGCAGTACGTGAGAAAGTGCTGTTCTCGGTCAAACCAGAGTAACTACACTTATTCATAATGAAGAAAGCAACTGCCTTCTGAAAATCATCATAGGTATCAATTTCATTTGCATAACGATCAAATAGATCCCTAGCAAACTGATCCTTCTGATCCTGTGTGCCACTCTCAAGCATCTTCTCTTTCTGCTCTCGGACACTCTCAGACAAGTCTTGTCCACGATCACGCAGTTGCACCCAGAAATTATAGAGAGGCACATACAGGTCATTAATCCAAACGGGAATACCTGGATTTGCCTTAGTTATATCAATGGCAATAGAACCACCACCAATAAATGGTTCACGATACTCAGTAATTACTTTTGGATACCACTGAGAAAGAGTCTTAATTGCTTTCGACTTACCCCCAGGGTAACGAATTGGGGTCTTAAGTGCTTTCAGGGATTTCATAATCAGGTTGGTTATACTTCAAAAATTCCCAGAAGGTCAACTTCATTTCCTTATGGGTCATACCACAATGCTTTGCAGCAGCAGGTAGTGTCATTTTAGCACGGAACAGTGCCTCATTTGCCTCTTGAACATTTTGAGGATTGGTCTTTACTCTTGGTTCTACTAGAGTTTTATAATCAATTTTTAGAAGACTCATAATAGACCCCGATCATTTCTATGGAGAAGAACTCCATCAACCTTATTCAGTAGTTCTTGCATATCCTGATGCAATACACGATATCCAGTTCCAACATAAAGTTGACCAAGAACTACTGCAACAGTTGCAGTTCCCCAGAAGATATAGTAGAACTTAGACTTAACTTGTGCTCTTAGTTTTGTTTTCATAGTACCAACTTCTTACTTGGTGTTTTTAAAACGGAGAACATTTCCTGATATTGTTCCTCAATCTGTTCTTGAGTATCAGCAATGTAGACAACATACT